TAAATTCTTCTTCTGTTTCACCTACAAGTGAAACAGAAGAAGAATTTATGTTTGATGAATTAGAAGGGTTTGATGAAAGTTTAGATGTTAGACCATTAAGGCAGTATGCTGGTGATGTAACTATAGAAGGTAGGTTTGGTAATACTATTAGATTTGGTAGTAATCATAGAAAGGGAATACATGAAAGTGTAGATTCAAGTGATAATTATATGTCACCAAACATTAAAATAGAAGCTGGGTTACAGATGGATTCTTTAATGGCAGAAGAACAATATGCTAAACCTGTAGATGAAAATATAAATGATGATGGTTCTTCTATTTGGTTAACAACAGATGAAAAAGTAGAATTAAAACCTGGGTCTGGAGATGCTAGTACTCATTTTGAAAATTTAGGAGCTCCCGATTGGAAAGGAAAACAAATAACTTTAAATTCCGATAGGTTAATATTTAATACTAAAAAACAAGAAACATTAATTTTTTCTAAAAAAGAAATTTATTGTAATACACAAGCAGGATTTATCGTTGATGCTGATGAAGAATTAAAAATGTATACACCAGGCCCATCATTAATATTTTCAGATGGTAGAATGGAATTAAAGACAACAACAGATACTGTAGTTACAAGTCCTTTTATATTTTTAGGTTCAGATAGTGCTACAGAACCTGTTGTATTGGGTGATACATTATTAGCAATAATGAATGAAATGTCTGATGCTATTAGAGCGTTGGTGTGGATAAATGGTGCTGGACCTGCTGCTCTATCACCTGGTTCAGATGCACCATTAACAGCAGTTCAACAAAAATTTAGTACATATTTAAGTCCACAAAATAAAACATTATAAAAACAAGGAGATGTTATGAAAGTAAATGTATTAACAGAAATAATAAGAAAAGTAGTTAGAGAAGAAATAAAAAAAGCTATTCGTTCTGAATTAAAGGTTTCAAAAAAGAAATCATTAAAAGAAGATATTGTATCTGATACATCAAGTTATGCTCAGTTAATGAATGAAGAAGTTAAACCAAAGCCTAAAACACCTACAAGGCGTTTTACAAGTAATAAGGCTTTAAATGATATTCTGAATGAAACAGTTGGTGGAATACCACAAGATGACACGACACAAACACAAGCAAAAAATATCCAAACTGATTATAAAAATTTAATGGATAAAGAAATGTTTGGAACTAATGATATGGCCTCAATATTAGGTAGAGGTGAACCAAATGTAGCAGAACAAACAGTTGGTAATACTGGTGCTAGACCATCAAAAGAATTAGCTGGTGTGTTAAATAAAGATTATAGTGCTGTGTTAAAAGCTATGGATAAAAAAGCTAAAGAAAAAAGAGGGTAGTGATATTGGCATTAAAGGAACAATCATTAAAGAATGATCTAAAAAGTGCTTTAGATTCAATTAAGTCTATTGCACCTGGATTATCTATTGTTCTTGGTGGTCATGATGCTGTTAGAGCTACTGCTAGAAAATTAACACATTTAAAATTAGGTGTTGAAATGGGAAAAGCGATAGATACATATTATAAAACAGCTCACATTGAAGCAGATTGTGATGAACCAGATATAGAAATATTACCTGGTATCACAACACCAACTGGAGCAACTACTGCTACAGCTAAACCTGTTCCAATGACCCATCGTGGAAAGACAAAGGATAAAACTGGTGGTTTGGTTAAATTAAATTTAACTAAATTACAAAAGAATATTCATAAGGCTTGGGATGCTCCACACGATTTTGGAATGGGAAAAACAAGAGGTGGTATTCGTATTTTTAGACAAAGAAAGGCAAATAAAATATTATCTACCAGATTAGCTGAAGCTATAGATATTTATACTAAAGAGTGTTTTGTTGAATGTGAAACAGAAACACCCAATTTAAAATTTTTACCTGGTGTTGCAACTATATTTGGTTCAGTTATAGGTCCTGGTGAACCACTTGGGACATCACATGAAGGTAAACAAAATGGTGATGGGGGTAAGGTAATTAGTAGAAATGTAATAAAATTAGCTAATAAAATTTTTAAAACACTAAATGACTTACAGGATAAAAGATATCCAAGTTTTTGGAGGTCTGGTCAGACGGTGGAAGCTAATAATAAATTTTTATCAAAAGAATTAGCGGCACATATACATGAGTATCTTACAAAAGCTGATGTTGAAGGTCCTCATATAATGACAAGTATACAAATGAAACCTGGTGCACAGACACTTGAATTTCCTCCACCTGGCTCGCCGGTTGGTGGTTCAACAATGTCACCTGGTAATCCAATACCAAAATCAAATGAAGGATGTTTTGGTGTGGATTGTTTTTGTGGTTCAAAGGGAAAGGTAGTATAGGAGATTACTAATGGATAAATCAATAGATCATAATCCAGATATAGCAGTAGGTGTTGGTTTACCTCTACGAAGAGGTCAGATGGGATACTTTAATCAAGAATTTACAACACCTGAACAAGTAAAGTCAAATATAAAAAATCTTTTATTAACAATGAAAGGTGAAAGAATAATGCAACCAACATTTGGTACAGATTTATATAAAATATTATTTGAACCAATGACTGAATTATTAACGGAAGATGTGGCAGATGTTATAAGAGACGCAGTTAAGGAATGGTTACCATATGTTAATTTAGATGAAGTTAAAGTAGATTTATCAAATGAATTAATAGATAGAAATGAATATCATGTATCATTGAAATTTTCATTAAAATATGAACCACATAGATTTGAAACATTAACATTTAATTTTATTGGTGCACCTAAATAGGAGAAAATAAATGCCAGAAACAATACAAGATGTAAAAAAAGAAGTAAAATATTTAAATAAAGATTTTTCTCAATTTAGGAAACAATTAATAGATTTTTCTAAAGTATATTTTCCAAATACATATAATGATTTTAATGAATCATCACCTGGTATGATGTTTATTGAAATGGCTGCTTATGTGGGTGATGTATTATCATTTTATATTGATTCACAATTTAAAGAAATGTTACTTAATTATGCTGAAGAACGAAAGAATATTATAGGATTAGCTAAAACTTTTGGATACACAACAAAACCTACAGTTCCAGCAAATGTTACAGTGGATGTGTATCAAACAATTCCTACAAAAGAATATGAAGGAAATCATTATCCAGATACAGGTAGTTATGGTTTAATAATAAAAGATGGTTTAGAAGTTCAATCTACAAATGATCCATCAATTACATTTAGAACAGAAGAAGATGTAAGTTTTAAATATTCAAGTGATAGAGATCCTATGGAAATAACAGTATTTGAAACAGATGCTGATGGATGTAATCCAACTAAATGGTTATTAAAGAAACAAGTTAAAGCTATGGCTGGAACTTTAAGAGAAGAAACATTCACATTTGGTGACCCAGAAAAATTTGCTAAGATATCACTAGCATCAGAAACAGTTACAGAAATTGTAAGTGTTACAGATAGTGATGGTTATAAATGGTATGAAGTTCCTTATTTAGCACAAGACACGATGTTTCAAGAATTACCTAATACAGCAGAAAATGATCCTGAACTAGCTCAGTATGATGATACAGCACCATATCTTATGAAATTAAAAAAGACATCACGAAGATTTGTTAAATTTGTAAGGTCTGATAATATAACACAATTACGATTTGGTTCTGGTATATCATCTAATCCAGATGAAGAACTTATACCAAACCCAGCTAATGTTGGTAGTGCTTTACCTGGTGCTCCAGCTAAAATAGATTATTCCTTTGACCCTTCTAATTTTTTATATACAAGAACATATGGTTTAGTTCCTACAGGAACAACATTAACAGTAAAATATTATGAAGGTGGTGGTATTAGAACAAATGTTCCACAGGGTGATTTGACAACAATATCAGCTATTGATTATATAGAATCATCAGATACAGGATTAACTGATGCAATAATTAGGGATGCAAAAAGATCTGTGGCAGTTATTAATAATGAAGCTGCTACTGGTGGTAAAAATCAAGAATCAATTGAAGAAATTAGACAAAATGCATTAGCTCATTTTGGAACACAAAATAGAGCAGTAACTAAAGAAGATTATATTGTTAGATGTTATGCTCTTCCAGCTAAATATGGAAATATAGCAAAAGTATATGTAGTTCAAGATGAACAATTACAACAAAGTGTTGATACAATTGTTACATCAAATTCAAAAGAAAAAGTTGGTGCTGGTGAAAGAGAAGGAAAAGCTCCACCTAAAAAAGTTAGTAGTAATCCAAATGATCCTAAACCAGTTGCTGATATAGAAGGTGCTACTAAAACAAAAATACCAAATCCATTAGCATTAAATTTTTATACATTAGGATATGACCATGAAAAGAAATTAACAAAATTAAATAAAGCAGTAAAACAAAACTTAAAAACATATTTAAGTCAATATAGAATGTTAACTGATGCTATTAATATTAAAGATGGATATGTTGTAAATATTGGTGTTAGATTTGATGTAATATGTTTAAAAAATTATAATAAAAGAGAAGTTGTATTAAAATGTATTGATAGAGTTAAATCATTCTTTGAAATAGATGATTGGCAAATTAATCAACCAATAGTTTTAAGTGAATTAATATATCAAATGTCATTAGTAGATGGTGTGCAAAATGTTGTTGATGTTGAAATAATAAATAAATATGATTCGGGGGAAGGTTATTCTGGAAATGTATATAACATAGAACAAGCAACAAGAGATG